TGATTAGTCGTAGTGACAATCAAGTTTCCATTACTGTCTTTGTTAAAACCATATACTTCTGCTGAAGAAGCATTTGCAAATTCTAAAGAAGTACCTGCTGAATTAACAACAAGTGCTTGTCCTGCTGAACCTAATGCAGGTACATCATTTGCATCAGTAATACTGAAGTTAGATAAAGTGAATGTACCATAGGCAATCACCTCTAAAATATCATTAGCTGAAGCACCACTAGAAAGCACGATTGATGTACCTGTAGTAGCTGTGAAGTCAGAACCATTTACAAGTTTAACTCCATTCAAATAAATATCTGCAAACCCACTATCGTAGGCTAAAGTATTTCCATTATCATCAGCACCAGTAAATGTTGTTTGTGATGCTGTAGCTGTGTACTTAAATCTGTTTGCTGTTCCATTAACTGCTGAACCTGCGTTTATCCAACCACCACTTGAGTAGACCTTCATGGTGTCTGACGCTGTATCGAAATATAAATCCCCTAAATCTAAAGCTGAACCATCTGGGTCTTGTGTTGGTGCAGTTGCACTAGCACCTAAATATGTATTTGCGAAACTGTTTACTGAATTTATATTTGTAGCTACTGTATTAATAGAAGCTACTGTGCCTGAAGCACCTAAAGCTGTAATCTCTGTATCTAATCCTGCAACAGTATTAATGTTAGCTGAATTATTATTAACAGCAGTTACATCTGCTGAAATTGTATTTACTCCACTAATATCTGTTCTGATATTATTTAGGTTTGTAATTTCTGTACCTAATGCACCTAATGTTCCAATTTCTGTTGCAACAGCACTTACTGCTGAAACATTATTAGTAGGTGAAATTTGTCCTGCAACTAAATTTACATTAGCTGAATTAGTATCAACATTAGTAACATTAGTTCTAATATTATAGACACCTTGAATTTCTGTATTTAGACCTGCAAGTGTACTTAATCCATTTGTAGTAACTGTACCATCTTCTAGGTCAGCTAAAGTTTGAATATCTGTTTCGTTGTTAGCAACTGTAGTAACATCTGCATTAATAGTTCCAACAGTATTTACATTAACTATATTATTAGCAACTACTTCTATTTCAGAAGTTGCTTCGTTTAAATCATTTGCAACAGTTTCTACTTCAGAGATAGCTTCGTTTAAATCATCAGCTACTTTAATTACATCATTGATGTTAGTAGCTACTGTAGTAATTGATGGCATGTTGGTTGCCACTGTACCAATATCTGTAGCATCATTTGCTACTGCTGTGACATCAGAAGCTATGTTAGCAACATCTGTTACATCAGTGCTTATACCTGCTACTGTATTAATATTGGGGATATTGTTTGATATAAATTGTTTGTTAACAGCATCAGTATTATCTACTGGGTCTGCAACATTTGTTAATCTTTTATTTTGTACGTCCCATTGAAAGTTTGTATTAGAAACTTTAATAACGTCTCCTGCATCATCAATAGCCTCTTGAGACATAAAGAATGCTTGGTCACTATCTGTATCTAAATCGTTTTCTGTAAGTACAGAACCAGAAGCATAATCTACTAATTTAGTACCTTGTGATGTTCTTCTTCTAATTTCGATTGCTACGTCTTGAGCAGGTGCGGTAGTAAAAGTTAGCGTAGTTCCTGCACTATTTAACGTGTAAGCTGTAGTAACAACCCCTGATAATGTAACTGTAAGGTCACTTGTGGCTCTATAACTAAAAGGTATAGAATATGATGTTGTACTGTTATTACCTGTATAACGTACAAAACTATTTGCCATGCGTGATTTTCCTTATGTTTTTAATTGGGTTTTACTAAAAGTGTAAGTTTAGTTGTTTGCTAGGGTTTCTAGCGTTTTGTAATGCTCGTTGTATTTTTTAGCTTTGTTTTCATATAGAGCTTTCTTTCTCTCGCTAAACTCAGGAAACTCTTTCATCATTTGTTTTTTTGAGTATCTGTCGATTTTATGGACAAAATCTATAATTACTTGAGCTTGTAAATCTTTACCATTGATTGTACCAGATGGGTGACGATAAATAGAACTTTGTGGGTCTAATATCATCTTTTCTACATACTCAGCTAAAGTGTATTGTTTACCTTTAAATGATGCTTTGTTGATAATAATTACACCGTTAGCATCAACAGTCGTCTCATTTTTAATTTCAAGCATTCTATCGTATGCAGTCTGGTTTTTTTCATTTCTTAAATCTTTTAAATTTATAGATGTATTGTCACCTTTAACTCTAATACTGATTTGTGGGTGAGTGTATTTAAAATCTCTTTCTCTAATAAATTGAGCTGTTTTTGTATTTTTAAAATTAGTCATAGCAAAAGGTGAAGACCATAATCCACTTTCACCACCTAATCCAAATAACCAACCATTCTTTCTATTAATCTTTTCACCAAACATATTACGTTTAGGCATTACTGCTGTTTTACTGTCCAATGGATTTAGTGTTAACAACCTGTCTGATAATGTGTATAGTTCTCTTTCCCACTCATCATTAACTCTATCTACATATCTTAGACCACCTGATAAAGGAAATGCTTTATAAGCAAACTGAGATAAAACTTGTGTACCAAATCTTTCTGGTTTTCTTGAAAACATAATGTCATCTGAAGTCATCATGTGTATTACTTCTAAAAGATTTTTTGTGTAAAACTTAGATGTAATGTTTCTTGTAAGTGTAGCGACTACACCCATGATAAGCTCAGTTGTATCTTTTTCTACTACGGGGTCTAAATCATCTGTAGTTTCTAAATGTTTGTTTAACAATGCAATAACATCTGCCGCAATAAAGAATGGCATCATTATTGGGTCTAACCTGTTTAATGAAATATATCTACCATCATCTGTTTTGTATGAGTATGGTTGTTCACCAGTGTTAGCTTCTTTGTCTTTTTGTTTTTTGTAGTTAATATCGCCACCACCTACAATTTTACCAGACATAGCTAAGTAGATAGCACTGCCCCATAAAGCCCAACCCATTTGTATTCTTGCTTTTGCTTCTGCCGCCGCTTCTGGGTTAATGTAATCTTTTTTTCTAAATGGATTTAATCCTCTTGCAATTTCACTTCTAAATTTACCATTACCTAATTTCTTTTCAGCTAACATGTGAGCCATTTGAAATTGAAATCTACCTAAAAATGGTAAGTGTTGTGCTGACCACCTTAATAAGTTTGATGGTGTATTAACAAAGTGTAAACCTAATAATCTTAATGACTTATGTTTTGTAGCAATTCTTAAAAGACTACCAGTAAGTTTATCCTCAAGAGCTTTTGTGTTGGGATTTATTTGACCAACGTGTTGTGTGTATGAACCTTCTTGAGCGTAGTATAAAGGTGAGTTTAATCTGGCATTTACAGTTTTATCTACTTCAATGGCAGAGCCATTATCTTTAATATATTGGGCTTCTATCTCTCTTGCTTTTGCTTTGTATTTCTCTCTAAACGGTATTGAGTAACCTGCGGTAAAGTCATTTTTCATTGGCATCAAGTCAGGACTGTCTTCCAATATTTTAGAATTTACTAAAGATGTCATTCTAGCTTTAAACATCATAGATTTAAGAAATTCATCACCTGCTGAAAGAACTCTCATAGGAGCTGATATAACTCTTCCTGCTCCTTTAAATGTTCCCGTAACCATTTTACCTAAACTTGTTCCATCTAAGCCTACAAGGTTAGTGACTGTTTCACCCCAAGCATCAAACAAATCTTGTAGTTGTCCTTGTCTCATAGTGCTATCATGTTTCATTTGCCTACTATCGAGTATTGCTCTGCCTTCAACAAAAGATTTACTAGCTCTTTTTAAAGCATGACCTATGTAAGCATATTGATATATGTAAGTTTGTAGAGCTTCTCTCATAATTACTTTTGCTCTGTCTTTATCTTTTAAAGTCATATTAAGACCTCTTAAAAACATGGTGGCAGGTTTCCATTGAGTTTGCACTAGCCCAGACACAATGTTAAGTATGTGTGTATCGGGTGAAGATAAAAGGTTATTGTTTACAAATTCTGTAGCTATGTCCCATCTATCAACTTCTTTTGCATTTTGTAATGCTCTAATAATTTGGTCTCTGTCAGCTAACTTTCCAACAGTTTTATAAAATTCTAATCGTTGTTCTGGTGTACCTCTTTTTAAAGCAATCATTTTAGGGTCTTCAGGATTAGCTATTAATTCTGCCGCTCTGGTAGCGTCAGCATCTACATTACCTGCTTGTAAAGCTCTTGCAATGTTCTGTCCTGATTTCTTTTTACGAACAATCGTTTTATCTAGTCTTTGTTCTACGGCTTCTATCTTGTTTAATATCTGTCCTATTTCATCTGGTGCTAAATCTATTCTTTGATTTAATTCTGTAGATAATGCACCTATCATATCAAAATCACTTCTTATATCATCAGCTTGTGCAATAATAGTAACATAGGCTTTTACGAATTGTTCACTGTTAGCCATGTCATTAGCCATTGCTTCAAATTTTTTTCTATCTTGTCCAAACATTGTAACAACTTCATTAACCATTTGTTCTCTAGTTATGACTTCTTTTTTAAGTTGTTCTTTAACTTCTTCTGTTTTGTTTTTTACAAACGCTTCATATTTACCACGCTGTTTTGTTAAATTTATAGGAAGTTCATTTTTACCTGCGGGTTTATCTTCAGGTGTTATTTTATCTGTTTCTAATTTATTGATGTATTCTTTTGTAGTTTTTGCAGGTGGTTTATTTCTAAGTGTTTTTGTAGTTTCGTCAGGCATTAACTCATCAAACAATCTTGCACCTGATATATTGCTTTGACCTTTTGCTTCTATTTCTAATAATTTTTTAACACCTTTTTTGGTAAGAGAATTGGTAGTCATTTTAAAAGCACCTGCTGAAAATGCTGAACCAAACAAAGTACCAAAACCAAAACCTGCGGCTGAAGCAATAGCACTTCTACCGTAATTATATTTATCTTGAATACCTGCTTCTATGTTTGTCGTTTGTAGTAAAGCATCTTGACCACCTGCAATAACAGTATTAACTGCACCTTCATACAATCCGCCTTTTACTATCGCTTTTCCTAGTGCTTGTTTTTGTGTTTGTTTAGCAACTTCTTTTAATGCTCTTTCATTTAGTTCACCTGCTATTTTATCTTTTAAAGCAACTCTAAGTGCCTGTTTATAACCTTGTTTCGCAACCTGACCACCAACACCAAAACCTACTAGGTTTACTGGGTCAGCTATCATAGCTCCACCATTGTCAACTAACCATGAGCCAAAACTTCTATTTGGGTCATTCCAAAATGATGGTAAATTTTCATAGGTTTGTGCTATGTATGCAAATTCTTTTAATCTTTGTTCATTGTCCTCACCCATGACGTTAGACAAATCCATACCCATAGATACAGTATTGTTATTTCTCCAAGACCTGTCTTCATAGAAATAATCTAACAAATCTGCATGAGACATCTTGTTAAACTTTTTGTCATTCTCTCTGTAAGAATAATAACTTTTTAATGTGTTATAAAATTCTTCTGTTTGTATTTGTTCTAAAGCGTCATTTTCATTTGTGGCTACTTCAGGTACGGTATAAATACTGTTTGTCGAAGATTGTTCTTCTGTTGTTGTGGGGGTGTCAAATGAGCTGAAACTTGCCATTTATTATTCTCCTATTAAAGATTGGAATATTTTACTTATTTGTTGGTATACTTTTTGGTCGTCTTGTTTATTACCAGTTGTCATGTTTAGATTTTGAGCAACTTTGATAACCATATTATCTCTATCTTTTAAAGACATCATATCAATATTAGCTTGAGTAAAGTTATCACCCATAATTGATTTAATGTATTTTTCTATTTTAGGTAATGTCTGTTGTCTGTATTTTTCGTCTTCAGAAATAATACCTTCAATAATAGTTTTTCTTAACTTAGGAACTTCCATAGTATTTAAGTTTTCCATTACAGCATCAACGTAACCACCTAATGTTATCTCGTTACCATCAGAGCCAGTACCAATTACTGTATTATTTTTTACTTCTTGTGCTTCTTCTTCAAGCTGTCTATCTACTTCATTAAATCCTTCAGTTATCTCATTCTGTGTTTGTGTATCAAAGGTTTCTAAATTTGGATTACCTATAGGAGTTGCTCCTGAAGAAGAGTAAATTTGTTTTATGTAATTTTCTAATTTAACCATAAATGCCTGACGCTCATCATTCGTAGGCTTACGACCATTTTGTTTAAAATAATCTAATTCAAAATCATATATTTCTCTTTTAACATGTCGTTCAACAATAGGCATTTGAAGAGCAAGTTCAGTTTTACTTCTCTCGTCACCAAGCATACCTATCTGTGCTTCAACAATATTTAAAATTGATTTTGAACCTGCTAAATAAGCAGTATTAGTTGTGTGTAATGTTCTATTGTCATCTTTTAGTGAGTTTTCATAATGCTGTAACATTTCACCTAATTTTCTAGGGTCAGCATCTATTTTATTAAATTCAGTTTTCAGTTCATCTCTATCAACAAAACCATCATTATATATTTTTTCTACAAATTGATTTAAAATTTCAGGGTCATTATCAACGTATAAATTAGCTGTCCTTGCTTTATCAAAATTAGCAACTGCCGCATAATCCCCCATAGCTTCTAACTCGTCCCTTAAAGCCATTTGTTCTGCGTGAGTTTTTTTTCTTGTAAATGTACCGTCAGCAGTTGTCTCTTCTACATCAGCGTACATTTCAGCAAATATTTCATCTACACGTTTGTTTCTTTGATATTCAGCTTCTTGCCTATCATTAATTATTAAAGTTCTTCTTTTCTTAGTAAGCTCATCTTGTATCGCAATAATATCTTTTGATTTTCTTGAATTTAAAGTTCCAATAGCAGAACCGTTTTTAGAATATCCCAAATTACTATTTAAAAGAATATCTGCTCTATCTAAATCATCTTCTGTTTTTGCATTAGCAATAATGTCAAGCACACTTCTTTTAACGATTGCTAAAGTTTCTGCATTAGTATGCAACACGTTTGGATTACCAGAACCATCACTATTAGGAACTACTGGTTGCAAACTTTTAATAAAATCTGGTAATTCTGTTTTTAAACTTTCCGTAGGAATATCATCTAACAATCCTACGCCATCTGTAATTTTCTTTTCCGTGTTATAAGCCGCTCTATTTTCAGCATCTATTAACGCATCTTTAGCTCTGTATTTATTAAATTGTGTTGTAAAACCTAACAATGTTGCACTGTCCATAGCTTTAGTGTCAGGCATAAAATCTTTATAGAAAACATCTAAAGTCATCTCTTGATTTCTAATGTCGTATTTATCTTTATTGCTTTCTATTTCTTTAATAACTTCATGTGCTTTTACTCTACCTGCATGATAGTTTGTAGTTGCATCAATATATTTACCTGTAAGCTCTGGGTGTTTGCCTGAGATAATTTCAGATTGGATAGTTTCAAAAGATTTACCATTTGCATATAGCTCATCTATTTTTGCAATAGCTTTATCTTTTTTTCTATCAATTCTTAAATTTTCTGCTTCACCGATTTTGTATCCTGCATTTACTAATGATTTTGCT